AGAACAGCTTAATACTACGTTATACATAGCAAAGAATGGTAAAGTAGAGATGCAACGCACTAGAGCGTCAAACAACATTAACTTCTTGGTGTAACTATGGGGTTTAAACTAAGTGTTGGTTTAGGTATCGCCCTTGTTCTTCTAGCAGGGTCTTTCAAAATGTATTATGACAAATCACAAGCTGAACTAGATGCGTTTCAAATAAGGTTAGAACGGTCTATTCAGAACCAAAAGCTGCTTGAAAGCACTATTGAAGAACAAAACGACAACCTGAAACAAACTATTGCTAACCATGACCTTTTGCTTTCCCAAGTAGAACGACTACAGAAAGAAAACATAGAAGCGCAAAATGAGGTCACAGATATCAGAAAAAAGTTTTCGCGGCACTCACTCGATGTGCTGTCAGTCAGGAAGCCTAAGCTTATTGAAAACATAATAAACAGAGGCACAAAACAGGTGTTAAATGACCTTAAAACAATCACTAACCCGTATCAATTTGATGAAACTGAGCCTGTTACTAATACTTCTGCTGGTTAGCGGATGCTCTATGTTTGGATCAAGTCGGGATATTCCTGAAGTTGCCCCTGTAGAAGTAGTAACAGTTGTCAAGAAAGCACCTACGTATCACCCCCCACTGCCTAATGAAATAGACCCTGTGCCAGTAGAATGGACAGTACTAAACCCGGAATTGATGCAGGATTATCTTGACGATTTAAACGAAGGCAACGCGCCTACAAACGTCTGGTATGCACTAACAACTAAGGGTTATGAGAATCTTTCAACCAATATGGCAGAAGTAAAAAGGTATTTGCGACAGGTACTTAGTATCTTAAAATACTATAAAGAACTGGATGAAAAGGAGCCTGAAACTGATGAGTGAAGAGTTAAGAAAAATGCTCAAACGGCATGAAGGTGTTAAGAACTTTGTGTACCTATGTAGCGAAGGGTACGAAACAATAGGCGTAGGCCGCAATATCGCAGACTCTGGGTTAGGTCTTTCTGATGATGAAGTAGACTACCTGTTAGATAACGATATCAAACGTGTGAAAGACGAACTTAATGACGAGTATTACTGGTTTGGTGGGCTTAATGAAGCAAGGCAACACGCTATGATAGACATCTCGTTTAATCTAGGTCAAACTCGATTACGAGGGT